CGAGATTGAAACGGCGTGGTTTTGGGACGGCATGCCAGCGATCGACCCGCTCAAAGAAGCCAATGCAGTTGATACTCGGCTGCGCACGGGAGTAACTACGCTGGCGCATGAGTGTGCGACGCAGGGCCTGGACTGGGAGGAAGTTTTGCGTCAGCGTGCACGTGAAGTCGAGTTGATGCGCGAGTTAGGCCTGCCGCTGACAACGGAGAATCCATCGAAACAGACTTCCATTCCTGAAGACGAAAGGGAGGGCGTAGAAGATGAAAAGATGCCGGCTGACATCTGAGGAATTGCGCATTCGCTTTGCTTTGCCTGAAGACGAAGAAGAAGACGAAGAAAAGGAGACTGTCGATGGCCAAAACGACGAAGAAGACGATGACGAAGAAGAAACCGACGACGAAGACGAAAGCAGTGACGAAGAAGACGATGACGAAGAAAAAGATGCCCAGGCCCAGGGCCAGGGCCAAAAGGAGCCAAAGCAAGCCACAGGCAGTATGCCGAGATTCCGTGTGCTTGCCTACACGGGAGGGAAAATTCGAGTCTCGGGCTGGCAACAACCTGTAGTCGTGGACCTGGCTGGCCTGGAGATTCCGAGCCAAAAAATTCCAGTCCGGTTCAACCACGACCCCAATAGTGGCATCGGGCACACCACGAAGATCGCAGTTGTGGAGTCGGCGCTGGTTGCTGAAGGTGTGATTTCGCGCTCGACTGCTGCTGCGATGGAAGTGATCGAGTCGGCGAAAAAAGGATTCCCCTGGCAGGCATCGGTGGGCCTGTCGGTTGAGGAGTATGAGGAGATCGACGAAGACGAAGATGTCGAAGTCAATGGATCGAAGTTTACCGGACCGCTGATCGTAATTTCGCGGTCGATCCTAGACGAGATCAGTTTCGTTGACTTGGGTGCGGACCGAAACACCACGGTTTCAGTGGCTGCGAATAGGAGTATCACGATGACAACGAACGAACAATCGACCAGCAAAAACGACACGTCGGCAAAGGCGATTATCGCCCGAGCAAAAGCAGAACGGCGGCGCTTAGCTGCCATTCGCGCTCTCATTGAAGAGGCAGCGTCGAGTCGCCATGTGGACATCGAGTTGTTGGAACGCATTGCTGCACGTGCTGAAGAGGAAGGCTGGGATGTGCAGCGGACCGAGCTGGAGATTCTGCGAGCGACACGACCGCGCGTCAAAGAGGTTGGCCAGCGTCAGAAGACTTACACGCCAGCTGTGATCGAGGCGGCGCTCTGCCTGTCCTGTGGCATTCCTGATGAGCGACTTGCTAAGGATCGTGACTACGGTGAAAAGGTGGTTGAGCAGGCCTGGCCGCTCAGACGCCGAGGACTACTCGGCATGCTCTCCCTGGCGCTGGAGGCCTCGGGGGTGCGTGTGCCTTACAACCCCAACGAATTGTACGACACCATCGTGCAGATGCAACGCTCGCCCAACCTGCAAGCGGCTGGCTTTTCCACGGTCAACTTGCCTGGTATCCTGGGCAATGTCGCCAACAAGATACTGCTGGATGCGTTTACTCAGCAGCCGGTCACCTATGACCAGATCGCTGCGATTGAGGACTTTTCCAACTTCCACGTTCACAACATCTATCGCTTGGATGCTACGGGATCGTTTGTTCGTGTGCCGCATGATGGTGAGTTGCCGCATGGGCAACTAGTCGAGTCGGCCTACACGAACAAGCTGGACACCTATGGCATGATGTTGACGATCACACGCCAACAGATCGTCAACGATGACCTGGGAGCGTTCAAGTCGCTCATCGCTCAGTTGGGCCGACGCGCTCGCATCGCACTGGAGCGTGCCCTGTACAACGTGGTCATGGAAGCGACCGACAACTTCTATAGCGCAGCGAATGGCAACCGGTTGACATCGGCACCGCTGGGCATTGACTCGATTGGCCGCGCTCGCGCAGCACTTTCCAAGATGCTCGATGCGAATGGTGATCCGCTGGCCATCGAGGGCCAGTACATCCTAGTACCGCCTGAATTAGAGCCGCTGGCACTGCAAATTTACACATCGATGACACTGAATGAAACGACTGAGGTGAACAGGCCCAGGCCGGTCAACAACCCATACGTGAATCGTTACAAGCCGATTTCATCTCCATTCCTTTCCAGTGGCTCAGGTGCTGGCCAGTCGCCGACAACCTGGTATATGATCGCCAACCCTTCGCTAGTGCCAGCGTTTCAGGTTGCATTCCTGGAGGGCCGGCGCGCACCGACTATTGAGACTGCAGACACAGAATTTCGCACACTGGGACTGTCGATGCGGGCGTATTGGGACTTTGGTGTCGCGCGCATTGATCCACGTGGCGCCATCAAGGCGACAGCGTAATGCTAGGGAGGTGATAACATGAGGGCAGTTTACGTTGGTGTTGGGGACTCGATTCCTTACATTCCCAGCAGCGATGTACCGGCTGGTGAGGTCGTATCGTTTGCTGGTGATCGTGTGTATGGGGTCACACGCAGTCCTATCCTGGCTGGCGAGTTGGGATCGCTGGCAACAGTAGGCGTTTTCGACCTGGCCAAAGGAAGTGATAGCTTCGTAGTCGGTGACGAAGTTTATTGGGACAAGACTAACAAAGTCGCAGTCAAGACTGCTGGGGCCAATCGTTTTCGCATTGGCCTGTGTTACCGTGATGCGGCTGCAACGGATGCACGGGTTCGAGTGAAGATCGGTTGACATGCCATCGTATCATGAAGCGATCGCATGGTTCCACACAACCCTGCGCGACAAAGTTACGCGCAGGGTTGTGTGGGTACGCAATGGCAACGCTTGGGAAGTCAGGGCGGTGCCTGTCGATGGAAATTGGCGCAATTCCTATGCGACTGGTGTTGTGCTTTATGCGCAATCGACCAATCGCCAGTGGCTGGTGTGGTCGGAAGACTTGCCGGTAGTGCCGCAGCGAGGTGATCGCATCATCGAAAATGTGCGCGGCGTCAATGTTGTCCACGAAGTGCTCTCTGGTGACGGTGAGCCGGACTGGTCGTGGGCGGACTACGAACACAAGTTTTTGGTAGTTCGCACTCGCATGATCGGAAGCTAGGCAAACACGATGGGCGCAATCATAGACTTGGCTCGACACGTAACGAATGAACTGGCTGGTGCCAGTCTGCCGCTGAGCGCTGAGGTGAGTTTGGAATATCACCCGACCATCGATGTGACCGACAATCGACTGCTTGTCTCAGTGGTGCCGCGCGAGGTTCGAGATCAAAATGAATCGAGGGATCGTTACTCGCTGTACATCACGCTTGAGGTCGTGATCAGGAAAAAGCTGAATGACGATGTGCAAGTTGGGATCATGATCGACTATGTTGAGGCGCTGATACGCGAGTTGGAGAGAATGCGATTGCCAAATGGCTACCATGGCCTGAACGTCGCTGCATCGCCGCTTTACTTCCACGAGTATCTGGACACGCATAGGCTTTTTGTGAACACGACTAGCTGTGAGTATGTTTACTTGGTGTAGTGGTCATGCTGTCAGCGTCATTTTCGCTAGCTAAGGATAGTTTTTTTGATCGCTCCAGGGTGATGCGCGCGGTGGAGCGTGGGCGTCGCAAAGCGCTGTCACGCTATGGGGCGTATGTGCGCAAGATCGCCCAGAACAGCATGAAGAGGCGAAAAGGAGTAGCACCGCCAGGCATGCCACCGTATGTACACGTGGGCTTGCTCAAGCAGCATATTTACTTCACCTATGATGCGGCCAAGCAAAGCGTTGTGATTGGGCCGATCCTCATCAAGGCGGGATCGGTAGTGCCATCGCTATTGGAGTATAGTGGGATCATTGGAAAAAAGGTTTACGAGGCTCGGCCCTATATGCGACCTGCTCACCGTCAGGGCCTGGCCAGACTGAGCGACTTCATAAAAGACTTTGTGACAGGGGGGTGACATCATGCCTACACGCCGCGGAATGGACGCAAAACTGTTTGTCGAAATGGCAAATAACGACTTCCAGGAAGTCACGACGGTCCGCGATGTCAATCTAGCGACTGAAGACGCAGAAGCGGATGCGACAGCGCGTGGTAATCAAGGCTGGCGAGTGATGATTCAGACACTCCGATCGCTTACAGTCGAGGTGGAAACGATTTGGGATACTGAATCGGCGCAGTTGATGAAGCTGGTCAAGGCACATAGGGATCGCACTCCGGTTCGTGTGCGTGTGCTAGACGCTACCAACGGTGCTGGTGTCGAATTCCTAGCAGTGGTGACTTCGGTGAGGAGACAAGAACCGCTTGAGGAAGTTGTCACTGCGACGTTGACAATCAAACCTGCACCATCACCCACGGTGCCACAGTGGGTGGGACTACCTGACTAACGAGTGAGAAACGACTATGCGCACGATTACAGACTCGGTTGGGCGTATTTGGACGATCAAACTGGACTGCAAACGGGCGCTGGCAATCCGCACAACGTGCGGAGTTGATCTGCTTTCGTTCAAAAACGTGGACAAACTGTTCACGACACTGCTAGAAGACTTCTCAGTCGCGCTCAAAGTCGCTTGGGAGATGCTGGAACCGGTGGAAAAACGGCCTGAATTCGAGGAGTTTTCGACTTATTTTCGTGGTGACAGCCTAGAGACACTGATCGAGGCTGTCTTCCAGGAGTGTATCGATTTTTTCCCGTTCGAGAAGATGCGGAAAGCATTGCGCGCTGGCTGGGAGCGCAGCCGAAACGAACTGGAAAAGGCGTTTCAGACGATCGAGGAGAAGTTTCAGAACGAGCCGCTGCCGACTACGAACGGTTGATCTTTGTTTACGCGGGCATTTTGGGCGTCGAGCCGTGGAGTTTTACACTGCGCCAGTTGTTCATGATGGTGCAGGCCCGCCTGATCTCGGACTGGAATATGTTCTCGGCGCTCATGTCGCTCATCGCAAATTGTCACCGAGATAGACGCAACACTCCCGAATTCACGCCGGACCATTTTCATCCTCTAGTACAAGCTAGGGTCGAGTCTGAGAAGATTACAGTGCGCGAGTTTTACGAGCTATTGACACGAGGTGGTCATGGCGAGCGCAGGGGAGATTAGGGCTGGCAGGGCGTATGTTGAGCTGGCGCTGCGTGATAACAAATTCACGCAGGCGCTGCAGGCTGTATCGCAGAAGCTGGCCAACTTCTCACAGTCGCTACTTCGCATGAGCGCACAAGTCGGTGCCATTGGCCTGGGCCTGGGGGGAGCGTTTGGCAAAGCGTTGTCATCGTTTGCATCGACTGGCAACGAGTTGCAAAAGATGTCAGAACGCACGGGCCTGTCGGCAAAGCTACTGAGCGAGCTAGCCTATGCTGGAAAGGTGGCTGGCTTCGAGCTGAGCGTTGTCGAAGACGCTGCGAAGAACATGCGAGAGGCGCTCTCGCAGAAAAATGTTGGCGAGAATGTGCTCATGGCCGACATGACGCAGCAATTCGAGGCTGTTCTCAGATACTTGGCATCGATTGAAGACTCGACCAAGCGCACGGAAGCTGCGATTGAGATATTCGGTAGAACCGCTGGTCCTGTCCTGGCCACCTATCTGAATAGTGGTGAACGTGGCATCGAGGCACTACGCAAGCAAGGGCAAGCGCTTGGTGTCACTTGGACCGATGAGCAGGCCAAGTTGGCAGCGAAAACTACGCAGGCCTGGACGCAGATTCGAGGGGTGATCGGTTCAGTTGTCGATGTCATCGGTGAGACAGTGGCACCGGTGTTTCAGATGGTCGCTGATAGCGTGGTGCCAGCGATTGCGAACTTGCGAGCATTTGTGGAACGCAACCGCGAGTTGATTGTGACCGTTGTGGGTGTCACGGCTGGCCTAATCACCTTCTCAGCAGTGGTCGCTACAGTTGGTGTTACGATCTTTGGTGTCGTGGTCGCAATCAAAGCGGTCTTAGGTGTGCTGGCGCTACTGACGACCGCGATCACTGCGCTTTTGTCTCCGATTGGGTTATTGGTAGCGGCCACTGGTGGGCTGATCGCAATCTGGGCGACGCAGACAGAGACAGGGCGCAAGATGTCGGAGGACCTGACGCAGTCGTTCCAGCAGATCAAAAGTGAATTCATGGACGCCTGGGACGCCATTGTCTTGTCGGTCAAGTCGGGTGACTTGGAGAGCGCATTTGAGATACTGGGCAATGCAGTGGATCGCCTGTGGCGTGGCATCATTGTGGGCCTGCGCGAGAAGTGGAACGAGTTTGTGGACTGGATCGTGAATTCACTTAGGCGTAATCCCTGGATATTGCCACTGATCGGTGCAGTGGCCGGTGGCATGATTGCGGGGCCATGGGGCGCATTGGCTGGTGGCTTGATCGGCCTAGGCGGCCAGTTGGGACTCGAGCTATTCCACGAGGAGATAAAAGACGCCCTCAAGGTCGATCTGTCGGAGGCGAATCAGAAGCTGATTGAGTCGCAGGAGCGGCTACGCCAGTCGATTGAGAAAGCGAATCAGAAGCATAGAGGTGCACCACCACCGCCGGTAGTGCCACCACAAGCCAGCAGTCAGATGAAACCAGACGAGCTAAAACAGTATCTGACTAGCGCGCGCGGTTTGTTTGTGGCCACGCGTGCGATGGCGCAGTTGTACTATGACACGAAACGCGAGGAGACGAATAGTCTGCTCAGGAATATCCTTGATGAGGTGCGACGTGTCAAGCAGCAGGTGGAAAATGGGATGAGGGTGGATTGATATGTCGGTGACGCTAGTCGAAATGGCGGATTCCAGGCAGGTGTCGGTAAGCACTGAAGATGCGAAAATTACGTTTCGCTTTCTCGCTTTTGGCTCGATGAATGAGGGTGATATATTGGCGGCGACATATGCCCAGACGCCGCCGGTGTATCAGGGGCTGATTCGCTCGGAAGTCAATGTCGAGCCGTTTGAGAAGACCGACGGTGTCTGGAATGTTACGGTCACGTATAAGCCGACGAGTCGATCGGGGACAGACACGCCAGTGGGTGAGCAGCCTAGTCCACCGAGGGGTGGTGGTGGGGCAGGCCAGCTAGTTGGGCCATCGTTTTCGGTTGATCTGGTCGGTGATACAGTCAAGATCACACAGTCGATTCGCACGACTGGGAATGTGGCGCCTGGTGGGGTACTGTTTGGTGTGAATTTGCGCGTCGTGGGGCAGAACACAGTGGTGCCGGATGCGATTGTTGGTCCAGGAATGGTCGGGGCCACGATCTTTGTGGTCGGTGGCCCGCGCCAGTGGCGCTATGGTGGATACATGATCACGGCTGTTGATGTGAACAACAACACCCTGACACTGGATGCTATGCCGGCACCAGTGGGGACAGCTAATGGCGTGTGGCAGATGCCAACGCCTGGGCCCAGCTATCGCAGAGCGATCGGTGTGACTGAAAACAGTGTCGAGGGTTGTGATGTCTATGTGCCGCGCTTCGAGTGGTCAGTGACGTATCAGGCCAATGCACTTTCGTGGGACTATCTGATGACAGTGTGGCGCCTGGTCGGGCGCAAAAACAAAGATCGCTTCTATGGGGCCAACCCTGGCGAGGTGCTCTATCTAGGCATGAACGGATCGTACTCAGTGAGTGATCGCTGGTCGATCACGCACAAGTTTAGTGTGATCCCGAATGAGCTGAACGTAAAGGTGTCGGATGAGATCGTGATTCCGCTGAAAAGGGGTTGGGACTATTTGTGGGTGCGATACAAGAGAATTGTAGAGGGTAACACGGTGATGCATGTGCCGGCGGTCGCTTACACTGAGGAAGTGATCCCTGATGGTGACTTCAACTTACTCGGAATAGGAAACTGACCATGAGTGACGACTATCGCAAGTTGTTTCCTGGTGATCCGGTTGGCCGCGTGTTGTCAGCGAATCGGATCAACATGATGATTGACGCGGCGAAGTTTGCACGCATGCTGCATCGTGTTGAGCATGGTGCGAGGGGGTTGACGTTTGAGGAACCGCTGCCTGCTTTGACTGTGTATGCGACAGGAATGGCCACAAATATCGGTGCCGTGATTGGCTTGACAGCGCCACAAGGTTGGAGGGGACCGGTTGAGGAATGGATCGCAGAGGCGCAGAGGAAGCCGATTTTTTTGGCGACTTCGCCTGCACGTGGCCAACCGTTTGGCATCGCAGTCGATCCGTCGAACGACTTGAACGAAGCGTTTCGAGTCGCTGTATCTGGACTAGCGTTCACATTTGTGAGGCGACCGGCTGACGATATGGAACTGTACGAATACGCAGACGTGATCGACAACGAAACCGGTGGTCTTCTGTCCGTACCGAATGGGCCGGCTCGTGTGATTGCGTCGAGGCCACATTCAGGACTTTGGCATTTAGCGCTGGTGCAGTTGGATGCACGTGACAGGCAGGAGATTGTACTGGTGACAAGCGGTGGCCAGTCAGGTGGCGGTTCCAGCGGTCTTCAAAACGGATATGTGCAGCGTTTCGTCAATGGCGTGTGGACGAATGCATTCGAGTGTTATGTCTTAGACTTGAACGGTTGACATGGCGCTACAACCTGGCAGATACATTGGGCATTTTCTGGGCCTGGCCAGCGATGGCAAGCCGATATACGCAGTGTATTGCTGTGTGCCGGACCAGCAGCAGGATTCCGACTTACCGAGTTTTGTTTCGGTTTCTGAATCGACATCGGATTCGGTATCGTGGAGTAGTTACCCACCATCGAGTTATCCTGATTCAGGTGGAAGCGCTCCAGGAGGCGGCGGTGGTGGTGTCCCCTGTACCAACTGCTTGTCTCGCCTGTGCGTAGTGCGCGATGAGACGGGCCGCATCGTGGACATTTACTACTACACGGATGATGGCGACTACGTGCGTGTACCCGACTGTGGCTACTACGGATCGTCACCGTCTAGCGATAGCGGCAGTGGCAATAGTGGCGGTGGTGGAGGAGGTGACGGTAACAACGACTTGTGTTGTCCGCAAGACCAAAATAGGCAATACTATGTAGATTACAATATCACTTTTTCTGGTGTAACACGCAGTGGTACTTACGGTCCAGTGACTTTCTCTGGCATCACTCTAAATGCAGGAATAGCGATATTCGATCCTGCATGTATGCCACCACCTTTCCTTGTAGTCGTCAATTTCTGGTGCGAAAGAGGACAAGGTATTCCAGAAACCCATATAAACCTGTCTTGTGGAAACAACAACTGTACTCTACAATATCCTTACGATTTGGATATATCAACTACTAATTGTCCAGGTAATCCGACGTATTACATTTCAATCAAACCTAATCGTTGCGCATCAGGTTCGTTCGTAATTAGGCCCGCTTGAGATGTAAGGCATGTTCGATGATCCACTTCCAGAACCGGTCAATCCTAAACGTGCCCCGAATTGGCACGCATGTCCTAACGTTGTCAAAGCGCATCACGATGCACTCGAGCGTGTTATTGACTTGACCGCGCAAGAGGACTATCCGATCGACGATGAAGAGGGTGAATTCGCTGTCATCATTACCGGAGGTGGTAAATACTGGCTCGGATCAGCGCTGTGCTGTCACATGCTTCGGCACTATGGCTACGACGGCGTGATTGAAGTGTGGCATGGACATCATTTTGACAGCGAGCCAGTGGAACCACGGATAGTCGAGGGCCTGGACGTGCGCATCGTCAATGCATGCGAAGTGATGCAGAGGAGCAGGCCGCGCATTGTGGATGGCTATGGAGCCAAGGTGCATGCGATCAGGAATTGCCGCTATCGCAGGATACTTTTCCTGGACGCAGATGCCTATCCAGTGTCAGCGATCAACAGGCTTGTCGAGTATGCACGCAAATATCCGATCTGCTACTGGGTTGACTTCCCCCACATGGCGCTCAATCTCAAGTGGTCGAAGTTAGTTGACGAATTTCGCCATGTGCCGCAGGTACAGGGTGGACAGTTGCTGATTGACCGGCAGAGGGCCTGGCAGGCGATCTTGATTGCGGACTGGCTGTGCCAGCACAGTGATTTTTACTTTCGCTACTTCTTTGGTGACCAGGATGCGATTCGCTTGGCGTTAGGTGTCACGCAGGTCGAGCATCGAACGATTGAAAATGTAAGGTGGGCACCGCCGGCGATCGTATGTGAGTTTCAGGGTAAGCCGGTATTTGTGCATCGTGTTGCAGCGAAGCCATTCCTGGTCAAAGATATTCGCAATCGCCGCGATGTCTTTGGGTACTGCCCACGGCTGCCGGAGGAAAGTGTCGTGTACACCAAGTTTCAAACGCTTTACAAGTCATTAGACAATAGTGACATTGTGGAGACTTACAGAAAGGTTTATGAGGCGAATGTGTGGGATCATGCGAAGTGCGAAGACTTTTTCCCACAGGGACGCACGCTGGAGTATGTCAACCTAGTGACATTGGTCATTCGAGCATCACGAGCGAAAACGGTACTTGACCTAGGTTGTGGCCCGGGCTGGATTACTGAGGAAATTGCACGCAGATGCCAGGCCAATGTCATCGGCATAGACTTGCTGCCACTGTGGTCGGGCCGTAACAGTTACGCATGTGAGTTTCGCCAGGCGGATATGCGTGAAGTCGAAAAGTTGCCGCAGGCTGATGTGGTGCTGTGCAAAGATGTACTGCACCACTGGCCTAACGTGGACATTGTTCGCTTCCTGGACGCATACTTGAAACGTGAGGACTGGCAGGTGCTGATCGT